CGCCTGTTGATGTTACGAGTTCAGTACAGCGACGGCAGCGGCCAGCGCAGCGTCAGTTTGCTCTTGGGTTGGTTTAGGTGGTACTACATTGTTACCCGCGAGGAACGCAGCGGCTGCGGCAGTCGGGTCGCTTGGCGGTGTCTGTACAGGTGCGGCCATAACTTGCGCTGGGATAGTCAGCGCAGCAGGAGCGGCAGGAGCGGCAGGAGCTACGGGA